CAGATATCCAAATGTCTGTTGATGCCGTACCGATGCCATCTACTACCACACAGATGGCCTTGAACGACACCACTAGGCACGAAATCATGAGTATCTTGGAACGTCCCGTTAACCTTGGTACTTTTGAGTGGAAAACTTCTGACACAGCTATCCCCATTCAACTAGCCCCTTCCGATTACGACGCTGACACCCAAAATTACTTGGCAAAATTCAATTTTCCCCAAGATATTTTCAGTAACTCTTCATCGAACGTAGACAAACTAAAGCATTTCCAATACCTTAAAGCTGACATCGAAATTGAAGTCAAAATTAATGCCCAGCCCTTTTTGCAAGGAGCGCTCATGCTCGTTTACAACCCCTATTACGACCAAACAGGTGATTTCAGACGCAAGGGAACTCGTTTCTTAGCCTCTCAAACCACCTGCCCCTACAAAATTGTAAGTGTTGAAGAGGGCAATTCACTCAAATTAATTTGCCCTTATGCCAATATTTATGATATGTTTGACCTCGGAAATTCTGAAAATCAATTTGGTACTGCTTTTCTTTACGTCTTCTCTAGTCTTCGTGGAACCAACGCGGAAGAAACTGCAAATTACACCGTTTTTGCTCGTTTCATTAATCCCAAGTTCTCCGTTCCAACACAGAATGACGTTATGGCTAATGCACGCGACCAACATGATATTCAACGACTCCAGTCCAAGGGATACCGTGTTGCCCAAGCTGATGTTCAACCAGTTGCAGCGACAGACACTGGCGAGGTGGAAACACCAGGCCCAGTGTCCAAGCTAGCTGGCGGCATAACTACCATTGCGGATGTGCTCTCTGGCATACCTGCTATTGGTAAAGTTGCTTCAACAGTTGCATGGGTATCACGAGCGGTTGGTAAAACTGCTGCTTCCTTTGGCTGGTCCAAACCTACCTCAATCCAGCCTCAGAGTAAGATGGTAGTTAAACCAAACTGCACTCTTATTCACACTGAAGGAAATGACGATGCCACGACTCTTGCTCTCCTGCAGGATAATGGTATCGATGGATCTTCCTTCATTCCTGAAACCAAAGATGAAATGAACCTCAATTACATCATTGGCCGACCCAATTTCTTTCATGCTCAAACAGCTCCGTCAACGCTGTTTTCAAATCGGCAACTCATCACTTCATGGGAAGTTTCACCGTTTTCGGAATACCAGTATGGTAATCCCGAGGACAGTCAAACCCTGTATCTTGGTGGTTTCGCTTATGCGAGCATGATGGGAACACTATGGCGTGGAACAATCAACTATGACATTATGTTAGTTAAGACACCTTACCATCAAGGTAGATTTGCTGTTGTATTTCTGCCTGAGACTAACTTAGCTGATGTTCCCACTACTCTCGGAGACTTGTTAAACACCAACTACAATGTTCTCTGCAATCTCAAAGACCGACAAGACGAGATGGGTAGAACGTCATTCCGTGTATCTGCTCCTTTCATCAGTAACACGGGCTGGCGCGAAACCTATAAACGCACAACCAATGTCTCCAATCCTGGACCCGACGCGACTACTCTCGATACTAAAACCGGCTGCTTGGCCATTTACTCTCTAGTCGATTTGTCTAATCCTCCCACCGTTTCGAGCGATATAACATTTTATATAGCTCATAGCGGAGGTGAGGATTTCCAAATCTCACGACCAGTGATGAACCTAGCACCTGGCTTTCAATCTCGATATGCACAGTCAGATATTGGAACTGTCTTCATCCCTCAAGATGAAAATCTTCTCGTCCCTTCTCACTCTACACAGGATGTAACAGCTCAAACCACTGGTGAGTATTTTAAGTCATTACGTGCCCTTATTAAACGATATGGTCAAGTAGCTAATCTCAAACAGCTTTCTAACTATGTCGGATTAAGAACTCGGCACATGACTGAGGATGCTTTTAGTGGACAGAGAGTTATGTCCCGCTCAAACTTTTCAGACAAAGTCATTCCTACACCCTGGTATATGGCTTCTTTTCTCTACCGTTTCTATAACGGATCTTCTCAGCTTAAACTTCTACCCTACACCTCAGGAGTGGTAGCTGACGCCTTCGTTTCCTTTGATGAAAGTCTGGAAGATCAGGCAGTAGTTCCACAACAACTGTCTTACGGTCAACCAGTTTTCTCGCAGCTGCAGCAAGTTTCTAACGCCTTCGAAGTGCGCACTCCGTATTATCGTGGTATTCGATGTGATGTCGTAGACTCAACATTGACGCCCATACTCGGTGACGTACGAACCAACATCAGGTGTCGAAACCTTGCTACCTATGGCGGTGCTACGCAAGAAACACCAATATATGAAGCTGCTGGAGATGATTTCAACTTCTTCTTCATGGTAGGTCCGCCTCCCATGTCTGACATTAGGAATGTCACAACTGTATCTTCCTTCCCAACCGGGACCGAAGTAGTTGTTGATCTTTCTACAGTCACTGGTATTGATACTGGTGGCTCACCTTACACCCCCACGTCTAATGCACGACAAGTGACCTACACTCCGTCTTTGCCCAACACTCCTGCTGGAGTATTTGGATTTATTACCAGTTCTACTGAACCAGTTCTTCCTCTTGCTCTCATTGGAGGTGGCACTGCAGAAATACCTATTACTGCTTGTGCTATCGCAAATAGGACTAGTGTAGCACCAACACTCTTCATACCATACGACGACTCGCTGATAGACATACCTGCAACACTGATTCTGTGGAATTCCATCGATCCATTCACCATTGTCACAGATTACTCTATCTAACTCTCATTCTCCCAAACCCGAAGCATTTCTTCAAAATGCGGACAGGTTCCGGTAGAAGGTTTATTATGTATTTTTGAAAACAAGTACTTACATATTTATGAATCGCATCACAGCGAACACCTCCTACCGGGGGGTGACTAACTGTTATTCGATAATGATTAGTATGTAAACCTTTTATTATAATTGGCTGAAACTAATTCGTTTTCCTCGTTTAATGACGAGCTCTTAGCGTCTACGCTTCACGGACACGCTAAGAACTCATTTTCTTAAAAAAAA